ATGCAAATCGAATACATTTGGGTCGCACTTGCAATCGTCGTCCTGCTGCTGGAGTTGTGGGCCATCAAAAGCGTCCTCAAGAGCGGGGCTAACGTGAACAGCCGCTGCATGTGGGTTGCGGTATTGATCTTCGTGCCACTGCTGGGACTTGTGGCCTGGTTGATTGCCGGGCCCAAGCAATTGACGAGCGACGGTTCAACACGTTCATGAGCGGGGTACATCGACAGCGTTCTTGCAAAAGGTTGTAGCGACCGTTCGGGAACGAATGCGACACCAGATTCAGGAAGTAGGTAAGGGCGGTAGCGATCGCCTAATGTGAATCTATTAATATAACTAAACTAAACAACCATTTAGTTTAGTTATATCCTTATCGTATAAAAAAAGAGTAGGTTGTTCAAAAATATGACTGTTTCAAGCCTTCAGTGCTGACACACACTCAAATACAAAGCGCTATAAGTGCTGCGAAACACACGCTTTTTCTGTGTAGCCGGGGGTATTTACGTTTCAAACCATAGAAAACCGGCATGTCTTCAGCGGCCGGCATCCTCAACGGGCACCCATCCATCAGGATCGCGGTCGGCGTATGCGGACAAGGACTCATGGGGCAACGGATCACCGTACAGTGCAGCAATGATTTGATCCAAAACCTCAACCTTGGCGTCAAGCATTCCGCAGACGTGGTAGAGATCAACCAATACACCTAGCAATGTGTCTACATCATGGTGGTTTTGCTGGCTCTCAGGGTCATCGGGGGTGCCGGTATCTGGCTGGTAATTTTTGGATATGCCTTCGAATTCGGACGTCTTGGTGCTGGCTGTATTGTTCTTTGACAGTCGTTGCTCAGTCATACGAATGTCCTCCAACGCTTGCGAATCGACAGGCTCAACCCGTTCATCAACACGGTCAGGGATCGGTGCAGTGTCTGATAAGACAATGTTTTTGTGAGTGTCCGCATAGGCCTTAATGATGTTCAAGGTGTCGCCGACGGCCAATCCCATATCTGATTTCAAATCTGCAGGAAGCGGCACAATAAGGTCACCAGAGCCATCGCCAGCGTCTTGGCAGGTCACAGTCCAGCGTTGATTTGCAGTACCAGGTGTTGCGTTCATTTTTTTTATCCCTCGATGGCCAACGACTCATCATGCCTGTCTGCCTGGTGAAAAGCTGTCTCCACTGGCCCTGACGCCCCAATACGAAGGTTCGCATAATTTCTCTGACGTTATGGTAGCTACGCCGTCGGAATCGACGAATTTAGCGTCGGGATAATAGCGAAGCCCCGGCGCTGAATTTAGCCATAACGTCCATTATGCGAGGCCGAACATTTCCCAGTTGCCAAAAAGGCAAAAGCCCAGTCATTGACCGGGCTTTGCAAGTCCCTCGCGGGGATAAATATCAAGTGCCTTGAAGGCTACATGCGAGATATTACGACGATTTAATTGCTTTTAGTATGCATGTTTGCACGGCGGCTTGGCCGTTACAGCCTTGATCGTGCGACCTCGACCTGCCCGAAGGGCATTAGGCGCCTCGCAGATCCTCGTTAGTGCGTTGCACCTGGTGCGCCGATACCCCGCAACGCGGGCCGGTCTATCGCCCAAAGGAAAACCCCAGCGTTCTTAAGAGCCCTGGGGTTTTTTGTCGCGTGCAAATTGCCTGTAGTCGCCCTGGTGTTACTTCGCGCCCTGATCACCCCGAGGCATTACCCCGGGATTTGAGCGCAGCCAGCGCGGTCCCGTGACGTGTAGCGCTATCGCCGGTCTGGTCCCGGAAGGTGCAATTTCCCAGCGAGCTTTTAAATCAGTGTGTATCTGGACGCGAACGAATGCGCAAACTCGTTCAATCGCACGACGGACTCTGGTTTTTGAACTCCTTTATCGTCCAAGAGCCCTGCTGCATGCATTGTCAGGATGTTGCCCACCATCTTGGCTTCTTTGATTTCCATGCCTTCTTCGTACCAGGAGTGCTCTTTGAGCTCCTCGTTTGCTGTGGCGATCAGTTGATCGAGCGGCAGTGCTGTTTTCATTTGCTCTCCTTGCTTTATGGGGTGGGGGTGCTGTTACACCCCCACTTTGGTATGGTTTTCCATACTTTTCAGCCATCACGCGACCCGCTTTTGGCTATCTCAGGGCTTCCTGCTCATACCCGAATAGCACACCTTTCAAGGCGATTTTGGCTTGATTTCGGATATCTACGGGCAACGCCTCAAAGCGCCGAAGAATAGGCAACATATCTTGGGATACCACCATTTCCGAAGGCTCTAGCAAAAGCTCATCTGTGGTAGTACCCAACACTGCGGCAAGGCTTACAACTTTGTCAGCTGACGGCATTCCGCGACCTGCCTCATAAGACGTGTAGCTCGACTTACTTATTCCAGCAGCCTCCCATACGGCCTGCTGAGTAAGGCCTTTAGCCTCCCGATACCGTCTCAGGTTTGTTCCGATGGTCATGGCTCTGTTGCCTGCGTGGTTGCTCATGCCTGCCATCGTATTAACTGTCCGCCCATACAGTACCTATATATCGGTACATTTCTGCTTGCATTCGAGCATCTAAGGGTCTCATAATCTCGCCAGTTCTGTATTGGAATACAGATATTGACAGGATTTCAGATGTTCATCGATTGGCTAACGATTTCGCAGGAGCACGATCACGACCTACCGGTCGTGTGCGATGTCTTTACGCTGACGATAGACGCTAATACCAACGAGGTTTTGAGCACTCGTCAGCCACGCTTTAAGCACGAAGCCAGCTTTTCCACTTCGGTGACGATTCATGTTCAAGGCCGGAAGATTCGTGTTGAAGGCAACCCCAGCCGGGTAGGGCGGCTCGACAACCTGTTTGGGTTCACCTCTATTGAGCAGTGCGTTTCGGTCTACAACGGGCTGTTGCGTGAATATGGCCTCCCTGGTTTTACTCGCTGCACCCGCATTGATATTCGTCAGGGCGAGTCAGGTGCAAAGTCAGGCGACCGTATCGCCGACGGGGCAAAGATTGAGCGTATCGACTTGACTACAAACGTTTCGCTGGGGGAGGGCAATGTACTTGCTTACCTTCGCGGCGTTTCGAGTCAGCGCATAGGGCACTCGATTGGCTTTCTGTATCCCAACGGGCGAACCGTAGCCTGGACCCCTAAAGGCAACGGTAAAGGCGGTCGCCTCCAATACCGAAAGGCCTACGACAAAGCCTTTGAGATGGATCAAAACTGTCTGCCAAAGATAAAACGTGTCTTTGGTGAGGAGTCGGAAGAATACAAATACGTACTGCGGGTTAAAAATTACTGCGCACAAGAAGGCGTGGTCCGCATGGAACAAGAACTTAAAAGCGAATATTTACAGCGCGAAGCCCTCTGCTATTGGGGACTATTTGATGAAAGGCGTTTAGCCGAACTCCACAGCGAGTTTCTTAAGATAGATGAAAAGTTGAAGGTGACAGCCATGGATATTGTAAGCATTGCTGAACAATTAGTTGCTGAGGGTGTTTGCGATACTTTGCGCTCCGCTCGCACCACGGCTAGTTACGCTCTCGAGTGGATGTCCGGTACATCCAATATCGACTTTTCAAAGTCTCAGGTTAAAGGGCATGCGGCCAAACTTAACCGAATCGGTATCAACATTCGCAACGCTTGCGATACCAGCCGCTTTGCACCTGTATTCGTCCGCCAGTGCCGCGAAGTGACAAAATCCACCTTGGCCGTGCCGACGTGGTATCAGCGTCCTAATCACCTCCAGCAGGTCGCAGCATGAGAACCGTTAGTTTTCAGGGTGGCCAATTAACTCCCGGCCAACGCCGGAACCTTGAGTTTCAGCAGCGTTTAAAACCTGCCTTCTTGAACCCTGTACTTGATCAACAGGTTCAAGAAACGCTCAAGGCTATTGACGTAAGAAAAGAGCAGGGCATTAAGCCCGAAAGAGTCTGGCTTCCTGAGTCTCAACAAATAGGGACTGTTTCAATTGCTGAATGGATGGGATTTTAATGGACCGTGAAGCATATTTGAACCTGCGCACTCAGGTTCACCAAGTTATATGTGATGCTATGCAAAGCACAGTTGCTGATGCTGAAATAACAACGAACAATATAATGCGTACTCTGCTGCAAACTTTGACTGCTGCTGATATTAAACGTCAGCGTGGTCTGCATGAACTTAAAAACTTCAGGCGTAATCCTGATGCAACTGCGCCCAGTTGGGCCTATCGCGAGCCGGGCATAAGTTCCCGTCTCCCAACACTGTAAAAGGGCAATACCATGTCAAATGTAATTCTTGTTGAAGTCACCGGTTTCAATCGAACCGGTACTGCCCAAAAGTCGGGCAAGCCTTACTGCATGTTTGAGGCATATGTTCATTTGCCGAACGTGCCTTATCCGCAAAAGGCTTCTTTTTACGCAGAGACTCAGAATCAAGTTCCACCTGTCGGAACTTACGAGTGCGACATTATTGCCGATGTGCGTGATGGTCGCTTGACCTTTGATGTCGACCCGCGCCAAGGGCGCCGAGTTAACGCACCGAATTCGCAGAAGGTTTCGGCCTGATGGAATCTATCGCGGATGTTTCTGAGCTGGCATCCGCAATAGCGCTGTTGTGGGCTACAGCTTGGACACTTAGACAAATACGCAAAGCCATAAAATAAACTCTCTACGGAAGTTATAAGCATGAAAAAAGTTACTCAGCTGGTTATCACAGCAGCCCTCGCGGCTGCCTCGCAAATGACTTTTGCAGCTGATCCAGTGCCGGTGGATTACACCGCTGTAAAGTCCACCATCCTGGCCTCGATCACTGACGTTGGCACCATCGGGCTTGCCTGCTTGTCCGTTGTCGTCGCGGTGGTGGCCTTCACCTGGGTCCGTCGCGTACTGAAATAACCCGCCGTACCTCAGCAGAACTAGGGGGCTCTCGGGCTCCCTTTTTTTTGACTTTTTATAGGAAATAACACTGGTGGAACTATGGGGAATCGCGCCTTCTTGTGTGCTGTTGTTGGGTCTTTGTGGTGCCTTTTGGATTCTTTTTCGTTAGTTCACGCGGCCGTAGAAATCAACGTTGCACCTCTTGCAAATGGCACCTTCGGTAAGATTATTGGTGTTTCTGATATTTCTCCTTCGGGTACAGCAAACGCCGTCGTCCAGGCCAAAGACAAGTTTGGCAACGTTGTTAATCGGAGTAAAACGCTGACGGTTAATGCAACCAAATATGGTACTTGGGCACGGACGGCCATGGGCAGGATTCCTGCCGTCCAAATTGCTATTGGTACTGCGGCGGCAGTTGCTGGCTATCTTGTTGTTAAAACTGTCGATGATTTTGGAGTTGTTACTTATGACATTTATAAACCGGGTGGAGCGCTTCCTGGTCTTGACGTTGCGTGTCCTTCTTCAACGTCTACTGTTTCCAATCCTTCTGGTGTTGGAAACGTGCAAGCCTATATCCCTACGCCTTGCTATAAAACAAATGTGTCCAATCAACGTCAGTATTGGGCTACTTCTCCTAGTACTGATTTACAGGAGTGGGCTGGTAACGCTCCCAACGTTGTGACTCGCTGGAATTCGACCTCGGTTTCAGTCCCACCGAATCAAAATCCAACTTATATCTACACTCGTGGCATCAATTCTCAGATGCCGGACATCAAGCCCACAGCCAAGAAAGTCCCAGCAACTGACGTTGACCTTTCTAGCTGGGGCTTTCAGTCGCCTGATGGCGTCCAGGAGGCTCCCGGGAAGTACCCGAATATTTGGAACCCGATCCCTTGGGAGGACACCGCGACAGACGATGAAATCGTTAATCCGCCAACCACGCCGGGGGAGGGTACAGACGATCCTAACTATGATCCGTGCCAAGGCAAGTGTTCTGACGCCTCGGACTTGGAAAGTTCAGTGTTTGACATCACGAGTTACTTAAAATGGGGCAATGGTTGGATGCCTCGTCAGTGCCCAGCCCCACAGTTGCTCTGGAATTTTAAAGGTGATCCGCTTTATTTCGATTACTCGATGTTGTGCAAAGTCATGACGGATTATGTCGCGCCTTTTATTCGCTTTGCTGCATTACTTGGATTTATTGCCATCGTGGCCGGAGGTTTGCGTGAGTAGCTTACTAAAGTTATTTGGTATCGAGTCTATCCGTAACCTGTTGATCAAGTGTCTTTCTGGTCTCGGTTTTGGGTACTTGACCTATAAAGGTCTCGACCTACTGCTCGGCATGGTTACTGATCAGGTGATGCAGAATTTTAATTCTTTGCCTGCCAATATGTTGTCAATTATGGGGCTCGGCGATCTTGATCACGCGGTAAACATGACGCTCTCGGCTTATGCTGCGCGTTTTGCAATGGCATCAGTTAAGAAGTTGAAAGTCTTGGGGGCGGGCCAATGATTCATTTGATCACTGGACTGCCCGGATCAGGCAAGACGTTATTAGCTGTTGAGTACATTTTTAAGAACTCTCAGGCCGAATTACCGCGCCCTTTGTTTTCAAACGTTAATGGCCTTGACCTGGAGTCATTACGCTGTTTCGAATTGGACGACCCCGAAGGATGGTTTAAATACCCAAACGGCTCAATTATTGTGATGGATGAGTGTCAGCGGTTTTTCCCACCACGTCCGTCTGGTAGCAAAGTTCCTGAAACAGTATCGATGTTTGAAACGCATCGGCATCAGGGTCTCGACATTATTTTGATGACCCAACACCCGATGTTCCTTGATTCCAACGTGCGTAAGCTGGTGGACCGTCATGAACACTGTTACAGGCCGTTCGGTAAGAAACGACGCACGATTATGGAATGGGTGGGTTGTAATGATTCGCCGGAACCTGCGAAGTCTGAAACAACTTCATTGAAGTCGCGTAAGCCCTTCGATAAGGAACTTTTTAAGTTTTACAAAAGTTCATCGCTGCATACCGACAAAGACCGCACGCCCTGGAAGAAAATCGCGCTGCCGATTTTGGCCGCTTTGATCGCCATAGGGTTGTTCGTGAAGGTGTTTTACAGCCTATCCCATCAAGGCGAATCCAAGCTGGTGTCCAGCGCTGAAACCGCGCCGAAAAAGCCCGAGCCGGTGGTTCCACTGGCGACCTATTCAGGCCTAACCCGAGCTGACGACGGTTTGCCAGCGGTGGTTTTTCTTAAGGATTCGACTGGCCAAATCAACCGCATCGAGTACGACGCTTGGAACATTTCCCGCTCTGAAGTCCGGTTCTTCCTGGGCGAATCCAAGACGCCTTTTGTTCGTGTTTCTTCGCCTATTTTGGCCAAACTTTTACAGGAGTAGACGGGGCCGACGGGCGCTCGCGCACGGCGGGCACGTCTGCACCTGGTCATCATCACATTATGAAAAAACTGATCCCCTTGGCGCTTCTGATTTTCACCAGTTGGGCCCACGCACAAAACATTGTGCTGTCCTACGATCAGATTCCTGCCAGCCAATTGCTGGTTGAAACCTATCGTAACCAGCTCGAAAAATCCTACGTTCTTGACCCAAGCGTCGTGACCAATAGCAGCCCGGTTTCAGTCAACATTCGCTCGCTGCCGATCGAGGATCTGGAAGCCACGGTAGATGGAATTTTGCGCACAGCGGGCATTTACAAGCGTGTCACGCCCGAAGGCCTAATCGTTTTTTCGGCCAAACCTGACGACTATTCGCGTGATTTGCCGGGTGTTCCTGCAGGAATTTTCACCGGTGGAGCAGGGACCGGGGCAGGGGATGTAACCCCCGAAATACGGGCTTTTCCGGCAGGTCAAATTCCGGAAAATTTCACTCTTTTTCAGGCTCATAACCGCCCTGCATCGATCCTTCAGCCCATTGCCAACCGGCTGTTGGGCACCAGCTACGAAGTTTCCGATCAAGTGTTTTTGTCCGGTCCCGCGGCTAGCGTTGAAAAGGTCCGGTTCATCCTGGAACAACTCGACACCGCGCCAAACGAGGTCATGGCCCAGGCCGTCGTGCTGGAGTTTTCGACCGAGAAAACCGAGGGTTCCGGCTTTGAACTCGCTATCTCCGCGCTGTCTGGCAGGCTGAAAATTGGCGTGAGTTCGCTGCTGCCCGTGGCTGGGAATTTCGTCAAATGGTCGTCGACGGATCTAACCGCCGTGCTGTCTGCTGTGTCCGGTGATTCACGGTTTAACGTCGTGTCGACACCGACGTTGCGAGTCGTTAGTGGTGCCACCGGCAAGATCATCGTAGGGCAAGAAGTACCTACGCTGTCGTCTTCCTCGCTGGATAATTCCGGCAACGCTGTGCAGTCGATTGAGTACCGGTCCGCCGGTGTGATCATGGAACTCAAGCCAACGATTTTGCGTAACCGTATTGACTTGGAGCTGAGCCAGCAAATCTCGGATTTCGCGCAGAACAGCCTGTCAGGAATCGACTCACCGACGTTGACCAAGCGTGAGTTGCTGACAAAGATTTCAGCGCAGCCAGGAGAACTGATTGTGCTGGGCGGACTGGATCAAACGAAGGACGTAGATCGTGATCGTCGGCTGTCGTTTCTGCCGTCATTCATGGGTGGGCAATCCTCAACGAAGAACACCACGCAAATTCTGTTAGTGTTACAGCTAACGAAAATCTAG